TGGCACTAGAGAAAACAACAACTAACGACAAGATTGAAGTAATTAGCCACGGTGATTGGTCATCAATCCAAGTTCGTGCAGCAACAGTTATTACTGAAGACGGAGATGAGATCAGTCGCACTTTCCATCGTCACGTTTTAATGCCTGACGCTGACTTATCAGCCGAGGGTTCTGACGTACAAGCTATTGCTGGCACTGTATTTACTGACGCAGCCAAGGCTGCTTACGCTGCCCGCCCAACGGAGTAAGGTAAATGGACAACGAAGCACATACCGACATTGCTCTGGCAGTAGGTGCAATCACTAGCCCAGTTTGGTTACACGCTCTGAACGAGTGGGTAACGCTGGTTGCTGGTCTTATTGGTATTGTGCTTCTTGTTATCCGCATCCGCAAGGCTCTGCGGAAAAATGTTTAAGGCAATTGTATTAGCCTGTGCAATAGCAACCCCAACTGAATGTATTGAGTTCCACGATGTTCGCGGCCCTTATCCAACGATGAAGGCTTGCGAAGAACGTGCTATGGAAATGGGTCGTGACATCGGGGAGATGGCTTACGGCCTTATGCCTATTAGCTGGAAGTGTAAGCCACTGCGGAAAGGGATGTTGTCATAGACCCGATTACTATAGGTGCGGCTGTCAGCGGGGCTACAGCAGCGTTTAACACTATAAAGCAGATGATTAGTGCTGGTCGTGACCTCGAGTCTTGCATCAATGATGTGTCTCGATGGATGAAGGCTGCGTCTGACATTGACCAAGCTGAGAAGCAAGCTAAGAATCCTCCATTATTTAAGAAGTTGCAAGGCGCAGACACTGTGCAGCAACAGGCATTGCAAGTCTATGCTGCTAAAAAAAAGTTAGAAGCGCAGCGTGCCGAGCTTAAACAATATTTGCAAATGACTTATGGCCCACAGTCTTGGGCAGATCTTATTCATCTTGAAGGACGCATCCGTAAAGAGCGTCAAGAGATGATTTACAAGCAACAGGAAATGCGTCAGCAAATTGTTGAGGGAATTGCAATTACAATTCTTGTCTTGCTTTCTTTAGGTGTAATGGGCTTTATTGTTTCATTGTTAATTTCTAAGGGGAATTAAAGTGACCAATAAGGAAAAGATATTAGAGGCTGAGTCTCTTGTAAACATGCATGGCAGCGTAAGAGCAGCATCTAGAGAGTCAGGCATACCCAGATCTACCATTATCAACAGATTAAAAAGTGGAAAAAGATCTGGCATCCTTGAGAACAATGTTGGTTACAGATTACCTCCAAAGCTAGACGATGATATACCAGTAGATGATATTGTCGATCACCTTCATCAACGCTTTAAGAAAAGAAAGAAGTATCGTGAAGCCAAGAAGTGGAGTGCGATACATATGAATACAGACGAGCCAATTGGTTTGCTTTGGCTTGGTGATCCGCACATCGATGACAATCATTGTGACTGGGATGCATTGAGAGAACACTTAGATATTATTAATAACTATGATGGTGTCTATGGCTGCTCATTAGGGGATCAACAGAACAACTGGGTTGGTAGGCTTGGTCGTTTGTATGGTGAGCAGGATACATCACACAAGACAGCATGGAAGCTAGTCGAGTGGTTGATTCAAGAGATGAATCCAATGATTCTTATTGGTGGCAATCACGACATGTGGTCTGGTGCTGGCGATCCATTGAAGTGGATTGCAGAAGAGCATACAGTCTTTGAGAACTGGGAAGCTAGGATTGCTTTGAAGTTTCCAAACAAGCGTGAGTGCAAGATCTTTGTCGCGCATGACATGGCTGGGCATAGCCAGTGGAATCCATTACACGCACAGACAAAGACCGCAAAGTTTAGATCACATGCACACTTGTATATCAGTGGTCATAAGCACAATTGGGCATTGGGGCAGATCGAACTTGTAGAAGAAGAGCGCACTGCTTGGTTAGCTAGAGCGCGAGGTTACAAGTATCATGACACCTATGCTTTTGTTAAAGGCTTTGAGCAACAGAAGTTTGGTCAAGCAATTATGCAAGTGATCGATCCAACTAATCCTTCGGAGGTTTCATGGGTACAATGTTTTGCTGATCCGCAGGAAGGTGCTGAGTATCTTCAATATCGTAGATCGCTTCGCAAGTAACAGCAGCGTACCCAGCAATGTCAACCCAAGAGTCAACATGAGTAGGATCAGAATGTAAACGAGCTAACTTATTTAAGATATGTAATGCACCCACATCAAATGGAGTCATAGGTATAGCTAGATGAGCCTCATAAAGAGCAGCAGTTATAGTAAAATTGTCAGAAGGTTTTCCATAATTTTCACCGCGTTCTTTTACTGCGTCTTTGGCTTTAGCTAATATATCATTTCTAATTAGTTCGCTCATTTTTTTCACCGAGGTTTGATATGATTGATAGGATAGAGAATCGAATATTAAAGCTTAAATTATTGCCAAGAGCAATGATGATTATGATGTCATTGATGAGTTGGCGTGTAGTTGAATGGTTCATGGCATTGCCTGATCCTAGTCCAGCACAAGCTGGGCTTGTATCTGTAGTTACTGGAGCAATGACCGGAGCCTTTGCAGTGTGGATGAATCACGAAGGAAAGCATCATGTGGCAAGCACTAATCAATCCAATCGCTAGTTTAGCTGGCTCTTGGATGGAGTCAAAGGTAGAGCAGACTAAAGCTAAAGGTAAAGTTGCACAAGCCAAAGCCGATGCCGAAGCAGAGGTAATGAAGGTTGCCGCTACGCACGAGGCTGGCTGGGAAAAGATCATGGCTCAAGCCAGCGACAATAGCTGGAAGGATGAGGCATGGACTGTGTTGTTTATTGTTATCATTGCTATGTGCTTTATCCCATTTACCCAGCCATATGTTGAGCGTGGCTTTGCTGCCTTGTCTGCTACACCTGACTGGTTTCAGTGGGCAGTGTATGCATCTATTGGTGCATCGTTTGGTTTGCGTGGCTTGAAGGGGTTTAAGAAATGAATCTGTCAAGGAACTTTACTCTTGATGAGATGGTTAAGAGTCAGACTGCAGAGCGTAGAGACATACCGAATCTGCCAGATGAGGGGCAGATTAAGAATATGATAGAGTTGTGTGAGAATATTCTGCAGCCTATTCGTGATGAGTTCGGCCCATTCATAGTGTCTTCTGGCTTTAGAAGTGCGGAGTTGTGTGTGGCTATTGGCAGTAGTATTAACAGTCAACATGCCAAGGGAGAGGCAGCAGACTTTGAAGTAGCTGGTATCGACAACGCTGACTTGGCTGTGTGGATTAGAGATAGCTTGCCATTCGATCAGCTAATCCTTGAGTGTTACACTGGTGGCAACACTGGATGGATTCATTGCAGCTACTGTAGCTATCGACACAATCGTGGCGAGTTGCTTACGTTTGATCGTGTGAATGGGTATCGTAAGGGATTGATTCTTTAACGTCAGTAACTGTTAAGCTGCAGACAAGGCACTCTCTTTTCTTTCGCTTCAGTGTATCTTCAATTGTTACCAGTAAACTTTTGCAGCTTGGGCATCTTCCTTTAGATAGAAGAACTTCCCAGCTACCATCTCCTGTTTCAAACATATTGTCCTCCATATAAAAGAGGCAGACCTGTAGAGTAGATCTGCCTCAGTATGATGAGTAAGAAGAACCACCAACCTCATCACTTATTAGAACGGTACATCATCTCCATCTAGGATCTTGACCAGCGGATCTTCTTTCGGCTGCGCTGCACCATTTGTTTTCTCCGATAGTTCAAAGGACATGTAGGCAGACCCATCCTTTGTTCTACGCCATGCGGCTATGCGTAAGTTGTCTTGGTAAGGGCCAGTGTAGTCTGGCTTGTTCTGGTTGTCGCCCTTATCGTTCTCGAATAATGCACCAACCTTTTGGTATAGGTCAATACGCGGCGTACCATCTTTTGATGTGGTCTTGACAAGAACCAGATCTTCATTGTTGCCATTGTTATCTACCTTACCTTGCAGAATCATAGCCATTTCTGGGAAGGGTTTAAAGGCTGCGCCCTTATTAGTATTGTCGTAATCGCTCATAGAAGCCTCCTGAGTGGGGTTAAATTATTCTGGTAGTTGGGTAGCTATGAGGGGCTTACCACCCCTCACCGCCTTTTTTAGAGCTATCTGCGGCATACTTGTTACCGTCCATCTCCCCAAGGAATACATCTGCGTTGAATCCTAGGTGTGATAGAGCCTTGGTAAGACCGTCAGTGATTGCCATCTTGGGTGCATCTTCTGCCATGCGACCCTTGGCTGCATCGAAGAACTTGCGGCAACCAGAGAAGGGGCCGAAGCAATACTCATCAGAGCCAATCCAGATAGTGACATCGGCAATGACTGCGGTGTCTCCATTGGATACATCGATGAAACGTGTGTTGTTCTTCCATCCCCAGCCTTGACCGACTGGGCCGAACTGTTCTGTGGCGCAGCGTACCTGATACTGAGGATCGATAGCGGTGAATGAACGTGATCCGAATGATACCTTCTTGAGATACTTTGGATCTGATTTGGATACTGTATTCCATAGCTTTAGATTGTCAGACATTCTGGTTCTCCTTTACTGTGACGCGAAGTGAGCCGCGCTTGTCGCGCTTGATAGAGAGAAGGTCACAGTATACTTCCCTCTCATCATCGCCTACCATTGCCTTGAGATCAGACTTGGCAGACTCGAATAGTTTTGCATTGGTTTCATGCTGTATGTAGTCATGGCAGCGTGAGATAAACTCGTTGTCAGATGATGCATCCCTGCGTACCAGACCATCGACCTTGATCTTGTCGATGCTTACTGGCTCCGCAAGGTTGTCACCGAAAGGGCGTGTGTTATCCTGTACACACTTCCAAAACTCTTTGACCATGACTTGCATCTTCTTGATGTAGTCCCAATCCTTTTGGACATAGACACATTCCCATCTGCGATTGCCAAAGATTACAGATAGATAACAGCCATCATGCACTGATACCCATAGATAGAATTGTATCTGAGGCATGTACATCTTGAGGCAACCCTCCATTGTGTTGCGCTCATAGGTATGCTTGCACTCTACAACGGCTGTGCCATCGTTGGTTACACCATCAACAGTAGCCTTGAGTGGTACGCTTTCGTACTGCATACGATATTCTTGCTGATGATTACCTGTGATTGTCTTGAAGTTCTTCTCAAACCATTTGATATTGAAGTCTTCAGTGTGTGTGCCTAGCTGCACAGCTAGATTGTCAGATAGATCTTCTGATTCGACAAGCCCAAGCTTCTCTTCCCATAGGTCTACCCATTGACCATCCATAATGCGGCGCATATCAGAGCCGCCGATAAATCCCTTGCGTTCCATTTGGTTCTCCTTTGTTTCTTTATACTGCAACTACGCAGTATGGTCAAGGGTTAATAGTTGTTTTTCAAATGCTTCTAGTAATTTGTACCTAGTCTTGAGTTTGTATTCGATGTGCTTATGAAACTCTGCATAGGCAGGCCAGAAGGTTGTTGCCTTCCCAACATTATCAATCGCTCTGATAACTATGTCGGCAGGGAATGAGACAAGCTGAGATGTGATTGCTTTTATCCTGATCTTATGATCGGAAGACGACTCACCTGTTGGCTTCACCACCAGCGCAGCCAACACGGTGAGGCGTTGCGCGATCTCTTCCGCTGGCAGTGGGGTGAGCGACTGCTTGATCTTCTTGATAGCTTGGATGCACTTGTCCTTGTCATCACAGCGGATCTTGTATCCTTGTAGCTGTATGTCTACAGTCTCGTCTTTGAGATAGCGTGTGCGCTGGATAGGCTCGACTCTAAAGCCCGTCAATAATTCCAGCGAAGTAATCAGCCTTTTGTCTACCGCCAGTGGATCGGCTGCCGACACCAGTAGTGCTATTGCTTGTTCTTGCTCGGCTATACTTAACTGAATTTCTACACCAGTTCCGGTAGGCTTTGTCGATGCTGGCAAAGACGTTGCCTTTGGACTGATGGTAATCGCAGAAGCTAGGTGTTTCATACTCATGGTCAAGGTTCTCCTTCAGTGATTCATTTATAGATTCAATCAACTCATCAGATGGTTTCCAATTCTCAGGCACTGCCCCTCTTTTCTTAGTTGATAGTTTCTTTGATAGGTTAGGGTCTCTGTCTGAGACTACCTCGTCTCTGTGTGAGACTATCTCTCTAAGAGACAAAAGGGTATAGAGCGTAGACCTTTGTGAGTTGCCTTTGTCTCTGTGTATAATTCCTGATTGCTCAAGATCATTTAGTTTTCTAGCTACAGTTGCCCTGCTCATACCTGTGCGCTGCACTAGCCTGTCTATGCTAGGCCAGCACTGTAGTCTATCTTCATCAGCATGATCTGCAAGCACGACAAGCAGCCACTTGGCTAGTGGATCTGGAATGTCTGTTTGTATAGCCTTTGCCATTGCAACAAATGCCATGTGGTTCTCCTTATTTTTTGATGAGTGGTGCTATCCTTTCTTCAAAGAAATCACCATCAAATATGACTAGGGTTTTTGGAGTGCCGTGTCTCCGCTTATATAGGGCTGCGTCACGGCCCTCCATTATTGTGAAGGGATTGGGAAAGCTTGACTTGTCACGGTACTTGACTTCAACTACCAGTCGTTCTCCCCCGAACTCCCAGATGATGTCGCCTCGATACTCGCCTCCCAAGCTGCCCGAGAGGGGCTGGCGTTTCGCTTGGAAGCCGAGCTTCTTGAGCCAGTCAACGAACCACTTCTCGTGGTAGTTTCCTTTATTACGATTTTTGTTTGCCATGTTTCCCTCTCATAGCAATCGACACAGATTATATAATGCGCCACTGGTTCTATAGATGCAAGTACTGCAACAAAGTATGGTGTACTTACTGCACATGCTTCGCATGTTTGTGGTCTGCCAGACCTATCGCTTAATATTTTTCTTCGTGATCTTGATCTGACAGCCAAGTGCATCCAGCCAGCACGAAAAGAGAAACCCGCTTGGCACTCTCTTGTACTGTTCCCATTTGTGAATTAAAGATTTAGCACAGCCAATACGATGAGCCAGTTCTTCTTGACTAATCTTTTGATTGTTGCGTTCTTGTACAAGCTGATAGATTATCATCTCGTAAGTGTCAGGAACAGGTGTTTCTTTCTTGAAGTGCTGAAAGTTTTTCAATAGCCTTTTCCACTTTGCAAGCTGTGCTGTGCCTCAAGTTCTTACCCATCTTTGCGCGGTAAAAGGTTGAGTCAGGAACGCCAGCATATACAAAGGCTTTCTTTAGATCGACCTTTGCACATGCTGATTGTTCTTTTAATGTGTCCATATAACTAAGCATGGTCACATAATCTGCACAGATGCAGTGGTTGTCAACAGGCTAATTTTCTGATGAGTGTAGGCCAAGAGTGCTAAGACCAATGACATCAGTTGGCTTGGAATAGTAAACGCCAACGTCATCATCAATAACATCATCAGCAAATGCATTAGCTGGTATTAACTCGCTGGCTTTGCGGCATTGTTCTTTCATGCGTTCACGTTCTTGCCTATCGTATGATTCAATAGCAGCAGAGGTTGCGTGTCGAATGTATTCATACTTTTTGCCATTGACATACTTGATGCTCTTAATCCCTTGCATCGATAAACTCCTTTCCTTTATCTGTTATACGCCAGACTACTTCGTTTCTGTTGCGTGAGTTCTTAACACGATCACCTGAGTCTTCAACCATTCCAATGCGTACAAGCTCAGTGATCCTTGGCTTGACAGAGTAAAGCCATTCGCCTGTGTTGTTTGATACTTGCTCACCAGTAAAGCCAAACCTGTAGGCTTTGTAAAGCTCTTGTAATACAGCAAGCCGCAGCCCAGTAACTCGAGGCGCAATAGACTCAGCGGCTGCTACCTCTGTGTCTACTGCGTTCTTGTGGTGCATTGTGTTTACTTGCACATCAAATAGATCTTGCATTATCCCCAGTCCTTTCTGCTTTCCTCATTATTGTAGCCGCGTGTGTAGTCTACAATCTCTTGAGGTGTGAGAGATTCTATTGTTACTCGCTTGCCATCTACAAACATGTGAGGATTCCAAGGCCGATTGTAGTAGGCATCGGCTGATCCTCTGTCTTCTGCCATGGACTTAAGGTGAAAGTAAATGGCGTAAATGTCTGTCTTAGTATGGGATTGAGTCATCGATATCCTCCGGTGGGTGTGCATCTTCCCAAGCTTTGGTTGCAACCTTGATAAATTTATCCCGATTAAATTTAGGATTGGTTGCAGCTAGTTCGTCTGCCAATGTGAGAATGTAGGTAGGCCAAGGATATGTTGGCGCAATATTCCTAGCGATAAATTCAAAGTGACGCTGTTGCATGAGTGCCATGTTAAACTCCCTTCAGTACAGTTGCCCAAGCTGCAGAGATATGTTCTTCTGCTGTTGGGTGTTGGTAAATATAATCTTGAACGACTAACTCGATTGTTGAGATAGCTTGCACCCAATCCATATCTAATTGTGGCTTGGCTGTTTCGCTATCAAACTCAAACACATTGATACCTTCAGACATTACTTGATCTCCTTGAGTGGTCTGTAGCTAGAGTCTTCAGTTGCGTCACGTTCAAGCACCTCGTCATAGGTGTCTCTGATCTTATCCAATGCCCACTTAGCTTGCTGGATTGTAGACTTGAACTCTGATCCCTCATCGTGAGCGCGATCATAGATTGCATTAACTAGGCGTGATGCCTCTGTTACTTGATTGATGAATGAGATTTTCATTTGGTTCTCCGTTACTCGTTGATGCCAATGATAAATGTTTTACCATATGGCGTGGTTTCAGTTTCAATTTCTACTCGCTTGCCTTCCCAACCACCTGATACTTTGTAGGCATCAGAGATGTTTGCTTTAGTACGAAGGGTAAGACCTCCATCAAACGTAAACTTAAACGCTGGATTGCCAGCGTAAGAGTTTTTTAATCTCTCAATGCGTTTGATTGTGTGTGTTGATTTTGTCATTTGGTTCTCCTTACGCGGTCTCCTTAAAAAAGAATGGTGTGATGTCTTCAACGTCACCATTTAGTTTGTAAAACATTTGCAGCATGAATCTGTCACCGATAAACACGATGTCATTTCTTAGCTGTTCGATTGTAGTTTTGGGTGAGATGCTTTCGCCTTCCTCATCAGTGCCAAGGATCAATGCATCTCCTGCTAGTGGCTGCATGTAATTCCTATGCACCCAGAAGCTTTGGTTCTCTCGGTATAATCCTTCGTCATCTACATATGCAACGTCATGATTTGCATATAGTCTAGCTACATCAAATGCTCTTGCGCCATTGAGATGAGGATAGATCTGAGTGTAATCACCATTGTATTCTACCTCGGTGATTGTCTCATTGAAGGCATCGATTTTATATCCAATCATTTTTTGGTTCTCCTTTGATGATGGATTAGCGGCGCAATACTACGCCAGACAGCATCACGAATGATGCAAAGAATAGTAGTGAGACATGAATCCAGATTGCTGATTCAGTCTGTGGATCGAGTGCAGATGCTAGTATTAGCAACATGAATCCGATTCCTAGAAGTAAATTGCTAATCATTTCGTCCTCCTTACTGCAATGATGCAGTGATTAAATTTAAATTGCAAGTAATTTTTGCTTGCCAATAGATAGAAACTTGGCGGCGCAATACTTACTTTGTGTGCGGAACCCCCGCCTTAGGCGTGGGGTGTGTGTGGGGCTGGCAATGAGCATAAGAAAAGCCCCGCAGCCGAAGCTGCGAGGCTCGTTGGTGGGAGTTATGCTCGCTTCTGGAAGTAGGACAAGGCACCTTCTGCTGCCTTGGGCTTTACTTCCTCAGGGATTACAGCATCCAATGTTTCCGTTAGCATCTGTTTCATGTCTTCCGCGATGCCGATCTGGAACTCGTTCCATTCTGCATCACGCTGAAGCTTGATTAATCTGTCTTCATCGTAGTGCGGTGCACCGACAACCTCAGTTGAGCTACCTGAACGGATCCGAACTTTGCCTGAATCAGCGTGTTCGTGTTCGTCTACGATGTTGCCTGACATTACCTCTTGAGCTTGAGCGTGAATGTCTGCAAGTTGTTTGTGCTTTTGTTTGATGTTGTATTCGCAGTCATCTATGAACTTGTTCAAGAAGTATCTTACACTTGATTTTGTTGTGTTATTATCCATTGGAAGCTTAGACGAGATGTCCTTGGCAAACCCATTTACTTTTACTTGCTTAGTCATTGTAGTTCTCCTTAGTTGGAGGCGGGAACTGCCCCGCCTTACAATGCCCCGAAGCCACTGACGATCAGCCAAAGGCCTGCCTCGCCGCCCTGCAGGGCGGTGTCAGGCAGCAGAAAGCAAGGCAAGCCACGGCAAGAGGAAAGATAACCAGCTAACTCACTGTCAGCAGGGTGCGGCCTTCGCCTTGCTTTCTGTGAGCGACTGTGGCTCGGATAGGCATTGTTGGCGCGGCAGGGCCTGTCTCTGACTTAGGAGAACTGACTCAGCTAGTAAATGTGGGTTTGGCAAGGGCAGCTTGGCTAGGCTTTCAATGTCTCGTTGGAGCGTGAACTTGGGTGTGATTTGTGAGTTGACAAGGCAGTGCAGAACGAGTGATATTTGGGGGGGAACACAAGGGGGGGCAAGAGAGATTGAGCATGACTGATGTATTGAAGGTGACCGAGAAACAGATGGCTTTGGTGGATACGCTTGTAGCAGAAGGATGTAGCATCACTGAGGCTGCGCGCAAAGCCGGATACTCGGAGGGGAAAAGCGGGAGAGTCACAGCCAGCCGTGCTTTGCGCTTGCCACATGTGCAGTCGTACATGATGACAAGAGTGGGAGAGGTGTTAGGGCTGAACGCTACCACTGCTGCAGCGAAGCTCGTCGGGCTTGCCAAGGGAGCCAAGAGTGAGTACGTGCAGCTAGAAGCGAGCAAGGATATCTTGGACAGAGCTGGCTTCAAGGCTCCCGACAAGCACATGCATCTACATGCAGGAGAGATATCTGTGAAGATTGACTTGAGTTAAGCAGTGTAAACTGCGCGAAGCAGAGCTTCGCAATTATCAGTGGCAATGTAGCTGATCCTAGATCAACACTACATTGCGCGGCTTTTACAGGGAAGCGTTTCCTGATATAGCGGTGGGGGGGTTAAAAAAGTGCGTTGCGAGGTTGCGAAGGGGTGGGTTACAAACATTATTGGCAAAAAGGTTCGATGACCAGACACGGCGACATGGCTGCAATCTATTCCCTCTAGTCCTTGCGCCTGTCGCCACCTTGAAAATTTTTTAAGAAGGAAAAGTAAAATGGATTTAGTAACCAAGGACATCACTGCACAGAATACGTTTAGTGATAAGATCAGTGTTAAGGGTAACTTTAGTTTAAGTATTGCTGGCACGTTTGTTGCCACAGTTACTGTGCAGCGCAGCTTTGATGCTGGTTCTAGCTGGGCTGATGTAGATACTTTTACCGCGCCTATTGAGACTGTTGGCTTTGATCCTATTGGTGTTAACTATCGTGTTGGTGTTAAGACTGGCGACTTTACTAGCGGTACAGTGACTGTTACCATTCGTGAGAATGACATAGGAAGCTAACATGTGTATTTCATCTGGCCCAAGCTATGCTGCTCCTGTTGCGAAGGATACCTCGAAAGAGCCGATTAAGAGTATGTATGAACTTACTCCCGAGCAAATCGAGGAGAACAAACGCCGCCGCCGGATGAGCCGAAAGCCTCGTTCTCTTCTTACTGGTGATGGAGACAATGGTATGGGTGCTGGCACTTCTGTTGGTGGTGGTGATTATGGAAGCGTTGGTGATGCAAGCGGCGGGATGGCGCAAGTGTAATGGCTAAGACACCAGCATGGCAACGCAAAGAAGGCAAGAACCCCAAAGGTGGTCTCAACGCTGCAGGACGCGCATCTTACAAAGGCGGCACCCTCAAAGCACCAGTGAAGTCAGGAGACAATCCTCGCAGAGCGTCATTCCTTCAACGCATGGGGAATATGAGGGGGCCGGAGAGAGACTCGAAGGGTCGCCCAACCAGACTACTTCTAAGCTTAAAGGCGTGGGGAGCAAGCAGTAAGGCTGATGCCAGACGCAAAGGATCATTGATTAGTAAACGCAACAAAGCAAAGAAAGCGAGAGCGTAATGCCTAATGTAGCAGGAAAGAAATACCCTTACACAAAGAAGGGCATCATGGCAGCAAAGAAGGCTGCTGGAAAAGAAATGAAGCCTATGCGTAAGAAGACACTTCTGAAGAAATGAAGTATCAGTTTCGTGACGGCACTCCTTACGAGGGGCCAACGATTAATATGCCTGATGGCAGAGTTTTGTCTGGCGCGACTTACATGCCAGACTCTAGGCGTTTAATACCAGTGGAGATACAAGATGGCGGTGAACGCGGCGGGGAATTACACCAAACCCAAGTTGAGGAAAAGCCTGTTCAACAAAGTAAAGCGCGAAGCAAAGGGCGGCGCAGCGGGTCAATGGTCGGCAAGAAAAGCGCAAAGGCTCGCGCTACTGTATAAGAAAGCTGGTGGAGGCTATACTAACTAATGGCACTAGCACCTTCACAGAAATCTCTTAGGGCATGGACAAAGCAGAAGTGGCGTACTAAATCTGGTAAGCCATCTACTCAAGGGCCAAAGGCTACTGGCGAGCGTTATCTCCCTTCCGCTGCCGTAGCCGCCTTGAGTGATTCAGAGTATCGGCGCACCACCAGAGCAAAGAGGGCAGCGATACGAAAAGGGAAGCAAGTTGCCAAGCAACCAAAGGATGTTGCTAAAAAAACAGCAAGGTACAGATGAGTTTCTTACACATTCTAAAGCCAGAAGAGAGGGATGTTCTTCGGCGTGTAGTTAAAAAAGTACACCTCGCCTACCATCCCGAAGAGTTCTGCACCGACTATGAAGCTGATAAGGTTATTGCTTCTATCGGGCCAGAGACTGTTGATCGTATGATTAAGTTTGGCAAGGAACATAAAGTTGACCAGCTTTAATTACAAGCCTGACGGTCAAGTCCTAAAAGACTTTATGAAGGATGATACCTTCTTTCGTGGCATCCGTGGGCCTGTAGGCTCTGGCAAGTCTGTTGCTTGTTGTGTTGAAGTATTCCGCAGGGCTTTACAGCAAGAGCCAAACAAGGCTGGAGTGCGCCGCAGCCGCTGGGCAATCATCCGAAATACTAACCCGCAGCTAAGAACAACTACAATTAAGACTTGGCTTGACTGGTTTCCTGAGAATGATTGGGGCAAGTTTACTTGGTCAGTACCTTACACGCATAATCTTAAGAAGGGTGATCTCGAACTAGAGGTTATCTTCCTAGCACTTGATAGACCAGAAGATGTCAAGAAACTTTTGTCTCTTGAACTTACTGGCATCTGGATTAACGAGGCTAGGGAAATACCCAAGTCAATTATTGATGCGTGTACTATGCGCGTTGGTCGTTTCCCTTCTATGCGTGATGGTGGGCCTAGCTGGTCTGGCGTTATTGCAGATACTAACGCACCGGAAGAAGATCACTGGTGGCCTATTATGTCTGGCGAAGTACCGATCCCAGATCACATCCCTCAAGAGCAAGCCAAGATGCTGGTCAAACCAGACAACTGGTCGTTCTATGTACAGCCTCAGGGTATGCTTGAAGAGTATGATGAGAAGGGGGAGATCAAAGATTACAAGCCAAACAAAGGTGCTGAAAACAGAAAGAACATGCTTGAGAGCTATTATCCGAATCTAATTCGTGGTAAAACTAAAAGCTGGATAGATGTGTATGTAATGAACAAGCTTGGCTCAATCCAAGAAGGCAAGCCTGTATACGGCATGTTTGTAACCGAAACTCATGTGGCAAAGGAAGAAATTCCTATTGCTATTGGTGTACCGTTATATGTTGGTATTGACTTTGGCCTCACCCCTGCAGCAGTATTTGGACAGAAGGTTAGAGGTAGATGGCTCATACAATCAGAGATTGTCGCTATCGATATGGGCATTGTTAGGTTTGCGGAAGAGTTGCGTAGAGAAATAGCAACTCGCTTTGGCAACCTAGATGTTCATATTTATGGCGATCCTGCTGGCGACTTTAGAGCGCAGACTGATGAGTCTACCCCATTTCAAATCCTAAGAGGTGCTGGGCTTCGTGCTTTCCCTGCTCCAAGCAACTCTGTAGATCTAAGGCTTGAATCAGTTAACCAGTCATTGATGAAAATGGTTGATGGTTTGCCAGCTTTTATGATTGACAGACGTTGCCAAACCTTAATTAAGGGGTTTCAAGGTGGATACCAGTACAGACGTATCCAAACCTCTGGTGAAAGGTATGATGACAAACCAGATAAAAATATGTACTCTCATATTCACGATGCGTTGCAATACTTGATGCTTGGTGCTGGTGAAGGCAGACAATTAATATCTGGTCAGAAGCAAGCAAGAGCCTTTAATGCAAAGGCTGAGTATGATGTATTTGCAAGACAGGCCAAGCCTAACAGAAGAAAATCTAGTCTATGGGCTAGATTGTGAGTTGAACAGTTTTTGTTTTTATGTTTAAGGATAATAAACAATAGGAGTTTATTATGTGTGTAGGCCCATTAAAACCGCCTTCTATGCCAGCACCACAAGAGGATCCTAATCTTGAGGCGCAAATGGCTGAAGAGCAAAGGAAACGTGCTGCAAGTAAAGCAGAGCGACTTGAGATGGCTGCTGGAAAAGCAAAACGTGGCACTGGTGCGCGGTCATTAATTTCTAGTTCTGGTGGCGGTGCTGGTTTCTTCCAAACGAAAGTTTAATTAAATGATTGTACAAACAGACACTCTTGATGGAGTATACTCACCGACAGGTGTAGCTGCAGACTACCTTAAAAAGTATGAGAAAGCTAAATCTGTTAGAGAAAACTTTGTTTCTTTATTTGAAGAGTGTTATGAGTACGCTCTACCGCAGAGGGAGTCTTTCTATGCTGAAGCAATCGGACAACGCCGTGACGATAAAATCTTTGATGAAACTGCTGTGGTTGGAGTGCAAGAGTTTGCCTCGCGTCTACAGTCTGGCCTTGTGCCGAACTTTGCTCGTTGGGCAGATTTTACTTCGGGTTCTGAAGTGCCTCCTGAGGAACGCGATGAGGTCAATAATCAACTTGATGAAGTCACTGATTACGTTTTTGAAGTCATTCAAAATTCCAACTTTGGTCAAGAAGTTCACGAATCCTTTCTCGATCTTGCGGTAGGCACTGGCATCCTTCATGTATCTGAAGGCAATGCAATCAATCCGGTAAACTTCTCTGCAATCCCATTGCCGCATGTAGTTCTTGATGCTGGCCCTGATGATCGCATCGATCACGTTTATCGTGAGCGCAGTATGCGTAACTCAGATATACCTAACGTGTATCCAAAGGGTAAGTTCTCTCCCAAGGTTATGGACTCTATTAAGCAGCGTCCAGATCAGAGAACAAAAGTTCTTGAAGTTGTTTGCAAAGATTACTCTTCTAAGAATGAAGAAGCGTATATGTTCTTTGCAATTGAAATGTATACTAAAGATATTATTGCTACAGAAACATACAAAGGCGTTGGCTCCAATCCTTTTGTTTGCTTCCGCTGGTCAAAGTGTGCTGGTGAAATCTATGGTCGCGGCCCTCTTATCAATGCATTGAGTGCAATTAAGACAACTAATCTTACCATTGAACTGATCTTAGAAAATGCACAGATGGCTATCTCTGGCATTTACCAGATGGAAGATGATGGCGTAATTAACCCTGATACAATCAATCTTGTTCCAGGGACGGTCATTCCAAAAGCTGTTGGATCTAGCGGTCTTACACCTATTCAATCTGCAGGATCATTTGATGTTGCTAACCTTGTCTTGTCTGACATGCGCTTGAATATTAAACGTGCGCTTTACAATGACATGCTGGGTAATCCTGATCGCACACCAGCATCTGCTACCGAGGTTGCAGAACGCATGGCAGATCTTTCACGGCGCATTGGTTCAGCCTTTGGTCGCCTGCAAGCAGAACTTGTACAGCCTGTATTGCAGCGTGTGGTTTATATCCTAAAGAAACAGGGGCGCATTGATCTGCCTACAATTAATGGCAGAGATGTAAAGGTTCGTTCTGTTTCCCCTCTTGCACAAGCGCAAGCAAATCAGGATATTACTTCTGTTGCTCGATTCCTTGAGTTAGTACAAGGACGCTTTGGGCCTGAGATTACTAACATTCTAATCAACTCTGAAGAGACAGCCGTGTATCTAGCTAAGAAGTTTGGTGTACCTGATACTCTGATTCGTGATTTGAACGAGCGACAGCAACTGGTTGCAATGGCGCAACAGTATGCACAGCAACAGCAATTGACGAGTCAACAGGAGCAGCTTATTGGTGGACAGCAATAACTTTGTAGGTATTGACGGATTTCGCCGCAAGAAGAGTGAAGACGCTATAATAAGCAAGAATGTTGCAAGCCTTTTTTCCACTGACACTGGAAGAGAGGTATTGCGCTACCTACGATCTATTACTATAGAATCAGTGAATGGTGCAGCAGTTTCAAATGATGAACTGCGGCATGTTGAGGGTCAGCGATATATCGTTGGTCTCATTGAGGGTCGTATTAATAATGGACATAAGGTGAAAGTAAATGAGTGAAGAGGGTCAAGTAGCTGAGTCAACTGAGGCTCAAGCAGTAGATTCGGGTGTTGTAACTGAAGGCGGTGATCCGCTTTTACAAACAGAAGAGCAGTCACGCCCTGAGTGGCTACCAGAAAAGTTTAAGTCTGCAGAAGATCTAGCATCTGCCTACTCATCATTAGAAGGCAAGCTTGGTCAAAAGGAAGATGAACTTAAAGAGTCTTTCTTAAAAGAAATAGAAGAACAAGCTTTTCAGAACAGGCCAGCCGACAAGGGTGATTATCAATTGCCAGAAGGCATTGATGATACTCTTGCATCAGATAATGAACTACTTGGCTGGTGGGCAGATCATGCATTTGAAAATGGCTTTTCTCAGGAAGAGTTTAGTGAAGGCATTAACATGTATGTCAATGCTATTAATGCTAATGTTCCCAGCTATGATGAAGAGTTAGCTAAGTTAGGAGACAATGCTTCTGCTAGAACTGAAGCTATTAGTTTGTTTGCTAATCAGTTCTTTCCAGAGAATGTAATGCCAGCTATTGAGCGTATGTGTGAAACAGCCGATGGTGTTATGGCTCTTGAGCATATTATGGAAAACATAAGGGAAGGTGGCCCTTCTGGAGATAGCATCCCTGCTGCTCAAACAAATGAAAAAGAGTTAAAACAAATGATGCTTGACCCAAGGTATCACGATCCAGTAAGGCGTGATCCTGCTTTCATTAAGCAAGTGGAAGAGGGATTCAAAAAGCTATATGGCTAATGAGTACGCAAGGGTCGGTAACATTTACCTTACCGACTCAACACTCTCACATGCCAAGCATGTAGCAGAAAAAATGCGTCCTCACGATATTCGTGAGTGCGCTATCCACATGCTTTCCCCAATAGAAGCATTAACCATCCCCTTAGAAACAGAAGGGGCTAACAACTATACTGTAATGCATAACGACACACCCATTGGTATGTGCGGAACAGTGGGCAATGAAGAGAACCAAGCTAGAGTCTGGCTTCTTGGAACAACAGATATAGATAAAAATTATTTAAACTTTGCTAAAAGTAGCAGAGTTGGAGTTGAGTTCCTTCAAGGAACCTACGATCTTATTGAAAACTATGTACCAATTGACCATCACCACACAATAATGTGGCTGGCTTGGTCTGGTTTTGTCATCCTAGATGAAAGATTAATCCTTAACGGATATGAGTTGTTACATTTTGTGCGTTGCAATTCAGTACAATCTAGTGTTTATAATACGTCTAATCGGCCTGTAATACACTGAGCGACCCGATAGGATAATCGCAGTGAGGATGTAAAACAGACAACCGCGACAATAGTAACTCTCTTTGATAAGGAAAGCTTAAAATGGCTAATACAATTGACCAAGCCTTTATTAAGCAGTTCGAGTCCGAAGTTCATATGGCTTATCAGCGTATGGGTTCCAAGTTGCGGAACACTGTTCGTTCAGTAAGCAATGTGAGTGGTAACACTGTACGTTTCCAGAAAATCGGAACTGGCTCTGCTTCAACAAAGTCTCGTAACGGTAATGTTACACCAATGGAACTGGCTCACACCAATGTCGAAACAACAATGGCTGACTTCTATGCAGCCGAGTACATCGACAAGCTGGATGAGTTGAAGACCAACATTGATGAGCGTCAAGCTGTTGCTAAGTCTGCTGCTGCAGCACTTGGTCGTAAGACTGACGACATCCTTTTAACTGCAATGGACGCTGGTGCTAACTCAACTCAGATTCATGATACTGGCTCTGCTCTTGAGAAAGCAGATTTGCTGTCATTGTTTGAAACTTTTGGCTCTGCTGATGTGCCTGAGGATGGCGGTCGCTATCTTGCAATGCATCCGAAGGGTTATGCCGATCTGTTTACAATTAACGAGTTTGCTTCAAGCGACTTTGTTGGTGAGCAGAACCTCCCATATGCGGGCGGTATGACAATGAAAGAGTTCTTGGGCTTCAAGATCTTCTCAACTTCTGCTGTAACTGCTGGCAAAAACATTGCTTACCACACATCTGCTGTTGGTCTTGGCATTGGCGCAGACGTTACAACTGAGTTGAACTATGTAGCTGAGAAAGTCTCTCACCTCGCAACCTCAATGATGTCAATGGGTGCTGTTGTTATTGACGACAACGGTGTCTATGAAGTCCTTGACAACAACTAGGAGAATGAATAATGGCTTATGATTCTGCTGGATTGACTCGCATTGGTGGTGCATCAAATGGTGATCTGTGGTTCTACACAACTGTAGATCCAATCGCTACTGTTAATACAGAAGGTTACTTTAACGGCGCAGCAAATATGCTGTCAGTTCGTGACGTAATTATTGTTGCAGACACCAATGTCCCTACAACTAACTTTGTCAATGTTCTTTCAAACACTGGTACTGTAGTTGATGTTTCAGATGGCACAGCCATCGTTGAAACAGACGGCGACTAACACAGGGGGAGGGGGCTTCGGCCCCCTCAACTTTCATGGCAGTAACCAGCATTGCATCCAACTCACCAATTGATATTTGTGCCAAGGCATTAATTCTTATTGGTGCAGACCCGATTACTTCATTTAATGAAGGTACTACAGAGGCTCTTGTCTCTGTAAATATGTATGAGGATGTTGCAAGAGCATCTCTTGTCAACACACGCTGGCGGTTTGCCACAAATCAGGCTGTGCTTAATAGACTCACAGCCGCACCAACAGGCAGATATAATTATGCCTATCAACTGCCAACAGACAATCTAATGGTACATGCAGTTACTGTTACTGACTTACCAATTGAATATCAGATTTATGGCGACAAAGTATACGCTGACACATCAACAACCGATGTAGTTATTGCTGATTATTCATTCAGGGCTGGTGAAGAGAACTGGCCTTCATATTTTGTTATTGCTGTCGAATATGCGCTGGCTACAATCTTTGCATCTTCAATCGCAAGAGATGCTAACCTTGCAAGCTTGATGGAGCAACAAGCTCAACGTGCCATGGCAAAAGCTAGAAACCTAGATTCACAGCAGCAGACAACAAGAAAGCTTACTACTTCGAGGTTCATTTCTGAAAGGCGCAGCTAATGCCAACTAAGATCCGTGTGCCTCTTACTAACTTTCAGTTTGGTGAACTAAGCCCATCTATGATCTCAAGGACAGACTTGAGTGTCTATAACAATGCGGCAAAGAAGATTACCAATCTACTCATTAAATCAGAAGGCGGTCTAAAGAAACGCTTTGGATCTCAGAAGATCTATGAGTTTGACACAACCATAGACACAACTAAGACCCAGCAAATAAGACTCGAGCCATTTATTTTTTCAGATGACGAAAGGTACATTGTATCTTTTGAGCATCAGAAGATTCGTGTGTTTATCATTGATCCAACTACAGGTGTTGTATCTCTGACTGCCACAATTACTCAGGATACAGATGCTGTTACCTTGCCAATTACTGACAGCATCTTGCAGGAAATTAGCTTTGTACAAGCTGGCGATGTTATGTTTATTGCACATAGTTCATTCGCCTTCTTACTGTTAACAAGAACAAGCTTAACTACATTTGAAGTGCGTCCATATGTATTTGATGTGGATGCCAATGACGATGTTATTTACCAGCCTTTTTATCCATTCCAGCCACTTGGCATGACTCTTGATGTAGACAAGACAACAGGCACAGGTGCTGTATTAACGACCAGTGCTGATTACTTTACATCAGATCACGTTGGAAAGGTTATTAGGTATCAAGGTAATGAGATTGAGATTACTGCTTACACCAATGCAACAACAGCAACTGGAACAATTAAAGATAAGCTTGAGGTTCATTTGGACTTCAATGCTTTTAAAACTACAGAAGGTATTGCTGATGTTGAAGTAACACAGGTTGCTCATGGCCTAAACATTGGTGATGCTATTGTTGTCGATCATGCTGGCACTGTTGGTGGCATTAGCAAAAACCAATTGAATGGCGCAAGAACTATTGCAGATGTCCTTGATGAAAACAGATATGTATTTACCGCTGGAGCTAACGCAACTGAATCAGTAGATGGCGGCGGCACTCCAAAGATTGAAACACATGCACCAACTATCTCTTGGGATGAGCAAGCTTGGAGCAGTATCCGTGGGTTTCCTACAGCAATCTGTTTCCACGAGAATCGTCTATGGGCTGCTGGTACAAGCTCTAAGCCTAATGGCATTTGGGCTACAAAGATTGGTCAGTTCTTTAACTGGGATGTTGGTGATGGTGCTGACAATGATGGGCTTGACTTGACTGCAACCGTAGGCGAGATCAACTCTATTCGCCACATTGTATCTAACAGAGACTTGCAGTTGTTTACCTCAACATCTGAGTTTTATATTCCGTCTTTGACTACCAGTGCTATTACTCCTACCAATGCACAGATTAAATCACAGACTCCATATGGATCATCTTATGTGCAGCCAAAGCCGTTTGATGGATCAACAATCTATGTGCAGCGGAATGGCAATGTAGTTCGTGAATATGTCTTTGATGACTCTGAAGGTGCGTATGTATCTGGTGCATTGTCAGTTCTTTCCTCTCATTTAATCAAAACTCCAAAGCAACTGTCTATTGCTCAAGGAGCTTTGAATCGTCCAGAGTCTTACGCTTTCTTTGTCAATAACGATGGTACTATATGTGTTCTCTATAGTGATCGCGTAAACAAGAAAGCTGGCTGGTCAGAAATTACAACTAATGGTGAGTTCCATTCTATCTGCACAGTAGATGAAAGAGTCTTTGCCACAGGTAAGTATGATTTAGGTGATGGCACTAATAAATATATTCTTCTTGAACTGACAGATAATGCTAACCTAGATTTCTCTGGAGAGTTTAGCTTTACTGCTGGCGTTGCCACAGTTTCATCACAGTTTAACAATGGTGCTGTTGTTGCTGTTGTTGATGGCGATGATTACTATGGTGAGTTTACTGTAGCTAGTGGGCAAGTTGATATATCCTCTGTGTCTGAGTTAACTGCTTCTAATGTAGAAGTTGGATACAAGTTTGACATTGAGGCAATAACGCTGCCTATTGATGCTAACGCTTCTAATGGCCCTATTACAGGTGAGCCTCGCAGCGTCAACAAAGTTACCCTTGACTTGTTGGATACATTGTCTGTGTCTGTCAACAACACAAGGCTTCTTATATATCAGGTAACTGATGACTTTAGCCAAAGCAGAAACCCTGTTACTGGCAAGAAAGAGTTTAGATTACTGGGCTACTCAAAGGATCCGGTAGTTACAATTAGTCAATCTGCACCATTGAAGATGCAGATCAATGGTATGGTAGCGGAGGTAATATTCTAATGGCACTGCCAACAATATTATTAGGAATTAGTGCTGGTCTTTCTGCCTACTCAGCAATCCAAGGCGGCAGAGCCGCAAGGCAAGCTGCAGCGTTTGATGCAGCACAGCTTGAAAAGCAAAAGAAGCAAGTGGCTCTTGAGGCAATCCAGCGTGAGAATGATCGCATGGAACAGTTCGAGTCAGCAACAGCAAGCAACATTGCTTGGTTTGCTTTCTCTGGGCGTGACATGAGTGATCGATCAGTTAAAGCTTTCTTGGATAAGCAGAAGGATGTTGCTTATAGTGACATTAAGAGAAGCAACTATCAGTCAACTGCTGAGACAGCAAGGCTTGGAGATCAACAGCGTCAGCGTCTTTATGAAGGTCGTCAAGCGCAGAAGGCATCGTACATTAAAGCGGCAACTTCTATTGCTTCTGGCTGGTACAAGTACGAAACCACAAAGTACAAAACTGTAGAAGTATAGGTTAGTAACATGGCTGTAATTAGAGAGCAGAGAACATTTAGGAATCAGCCAATTGGCGTTGTTCGAGCTAGTCGAGCAGGGGAAGAGTATTGGCAAACTGTTGGTCGTGCAGCCGATGAACTAACTCAAACTGCTTATAGAGCCGCAGCGGATCAGGCCAAGCGTACTGGTATGGAAACTGCTGCAGCTATTAAAGGATCTGACTTCAGAACAATTGATCCTCTTACTGGTGAGATTGAAACCTTTAACATGCCTTCTGTGCCTCAGAACTTTGGTACTATTGCTCGTGATGCATTTGAGCAAGTAGCTGAGAACAGATATGTAAAGTCTGTAGAAACTGCAATTAAAGAAAAATCTGCAGAGATTGCCATTTCGCATCAGAACCATCCACAAGCTGTTGAGCGTTATGAAGCAGATATGGGTGAGTATCTTTCTCAGGTAACTAAGAATGTACAGCCTCGTTTCCAAGAAACAACCAGAGACATTGCCGCCGCTTGGATGGCAAGCACTAGAACAAATCTGCTTGCAAAACGCTTTGCTATTCAGCAAGAGATTGAGCGTAGCAATCTTGAGAATGATGCAAAGACTCAAGCAACTACCATCTCAAACTTATCATCAATGGATTCTCCTGACGCTGGTGTGTTATTTGAGTCAGAGATTCAAAAGCAAAGAAACGCTGTAAATGCTGGCGTTCAAACTGGCAATCAAGCTGATGCTAATATCGCTATTATGCGGCGTGGAATGAAGACTGGTCTTTTGTCTAAGAGCCTTTCTTTAACATCTACTTATGAAGATACTGATGCAAACGGTAACAAAGTGCAAAAGCCAGTAACCACTTCTATCGCTTTATTAGTTGAAAACTCAATTGACAACCAAGCTGTTAATGAGAACTTGCCAGAGTCTTTGAAGCCTTTGGTAAAGAGTATTATTGAAGATCCTACATTTGTAGAAGATAGAGAGTTTATTGGACGTTTTGTTTCTAGTCAGCGTGTTTCTTTATCTCAGCAAGAAGGCTCAGTAAAGAAAGCAACTAAAAAAGATATAGAAAGAAAAAAATTTATTAATGGTCAAAGAGTTTTTAATACAAATCCTAATGCTAGAGAAGCTGTTACAGATATAATTATAGAAGATACCGGCCTTCCTGCAGATGTAAGCATGAACGAGTATCTTGGTTTGCCTCAATCTGTAGGCAACTCAATGCTTAGTACTGCTGTTTTTAGAGGTATAGTTATTGATGCATTAACACAAAATATTGACATTGTTACAAGTGGTGATCAACCAGCTAGTGATGAGTTTATTGAAACAACATTTAATCATTGGCTGAATTACGCAAACATGATTGATAGCAGCGGTCAGCGAAGAAACCTACTGCTTATAGATGGTGGCATAACAAAAGAACAGGACGCAATGATGCGTTCTGCAATTGCTATGCGTAACTTTAGAGGTGGTAACTTAAGAGACATTCTTTCCCGCCAAAGAACAATGCTAGAAGACGAAGGTGCTTTTAACATTAGAGCTTCTGATGTTTTTAAAGACTTTGCTTCTGATCGTGGTGCTGATTCTGCTGATGCAAGGATTGATAGATTTATTTCTACAGAGTTAGACATTGGCAACGATATATACGCAATAAGGAATATACGTCCCTTAATTAATCATATGATTGCTACTGGACATGATCTTAATGGAATTAAGAAAGAGACAACAAATCTTCTTGATGAATTGTATATGGAAGACGATGAGAATTTAATTGCTGATCCATTTAACTTTGATCCAAACAAATCTTTCTATGCATTAAAGCGTGTGTTTCCTGATGATAAAGATCGACTTAATTTTGTTGTTGAAGTTCAGAAACAATTAATTGACAGAGGTTTTGAAGGCTTTGCTTTTTCAGCAGCAATGAAACTAGAAGGTAAAAAAAATGTTCGACTTGTTCCTTTGCCACAACAACCATTAAGCACTGAGTCAACAGTAATTTATATGGGTGTGTACAGAGATAATAATGGAGATATGGTTCCATTGCAGGATGCAAGCGGCCCATTTATGGTTTCAAGTGATATTATTTCTGAACAGCAAGCAGCAAGAATAGAAGCGCAAAGACAAGCTCTTATTGCAGTGCAAGATGCAATTATTAAAAGAAGAGAACAACAAAAAGAAAGAGTAGCAAAAGAACAAAAAGGTTTCTTAAAGTTGTTTGGTAAAAACTAATGGCTGATTGGTACGACAAGTTTAAAAAAGAACTTGCTGCAAGTGAAGGTGTTCGCGGTAGATCTAAAGCAATTGAAGGTGGTGGGCCAACAAGAGGCTTTGGCATAACTTCAATTCCCAAAGCTTTAAAATCTATTTTAATTGCAAAAGGTCTTAAAGCTGACACAATGTCAGACAGGGATTTGTTCAACGAACTTGTTGACTGGCATAGAGATCAAGTGGTAAAAACATTTGGTAAGAGTGCTTATGACAAGTTGCCTACATCTGTTAAAGGTGCAGCAATTGATTTGCATTACAACCTTAAGGGAAGTTTAAGTGCTGCCCCAAGTTTTGTAAGAGCAGCTAAAGCTGGAAACTATGAAGATGCAGCAAAGAATCTTCTTGACGTTGTTTCTGCTAATGATCCTAAGACCAATCAAAAGGGTGTGCTGCGTGGCTTAGCCAAGCGGCGTGTTAAACATTACAATAAGATAGCAGAGCAAAATGCTTTTGATAGAATTACCAATATTTCTATTACTCCTTCTAATCAAAAGGGTAAGAAGACGCTTGTTAGTTACAAAACAAAATCAGGCGACTCAATAGATTTTAATTTTTCTAGTGGATTACACTCTGAATCTGGCAGCTATGATAAAGTATCCACGGCTCCAGATCAGCTACCGTCAGATGATGCTACGGCTCCAGATCAGCTACCGTCAGACACTCCATTAAGTACAGTTCGTCCCGATGCAGATGCTAGAGCAAGGCGTGTGCAGCGATTAACTGAGGCTGCAGAACCGCCTCTTAATATAATAGAAGAAAGAGTTTCTTCTCTTGTTAAAGAAGAAAAAGATCCTGAGTTAAAAATCTTAAAAGAAAGATTGATTAAAGAAGATATACAGGATCAGACCAATCTTCCAATACTTGAAGAGCGTCAGCCAACTCCATTGCAGCCAGCAATGGAAAAGGCAGACTTGCCTATATTAACAGAAAGACAACAGCCTGTTATTGATATAACAGAAGATGATCTGCCTATGGTGGATCAAAGAACAGAAGCTATTGCAGAAGCTGAGTTAGCTAATGATGCAATCATTGCTAAAAGTTCTGTTAAGAGAAGCCCAAACAAAGGTGTTCTTAATATCTATGGTGGCCCTGTGCCGCTGCAGATCCCAAGAACTATAGATGAGTTTGTGCCAATTAGTGTAGAAGAAGATCCTACATTTGGTGAGACTGTATCTGCAACTCTTAGCTATCAATACGCCCCTTTGTTCAATGCTATTAAGAACAATCTTAAATACCAAGACATTGAGCAAGTTGGATACAAGCCTCTTGATGATATATCTGGATATGAAGAGTACAAGTCCCACCTCTATGAAGCTAAGTCATCACAAGAGATGGCTGAACTTAAGCAACAGATAGATGCAAACAAAGAAAGACGCGAAGTATTATACAGAGCGTCAATCCCAATGCAGTTTGCCGCTGGTATCTTTGATCCAATTAACCTAGTTGCGCTTCCTTTTGGTGGCCCAGCCGTGGGTCTTGGTCGTTCATTCCTAAGAACAGGAACTTCTGTTGCTGCGTTGCAAGTGGGTCTTGAAGGTATTCGCTATCCATTTGATCCATTAGCTACACCAGTAGAATCAGCAATGAATGTTGGTTCTGCCTTTGTTACTGGTGGCATGATTGGCACTTTGTTTAGCATCCCAGCGTCAAGACGAGCCGCTGCTCTTGAAAAAACAAATCAACAGGTAAAAGAGTTTGTTGAGATAACAGAAAATTTTACTGCTAAAGATATGTCACTTGTTGGTGACAGAGAGGCGCGTAAGCTTGGTGGCGAAGGTGATGAGATTCTTAACAGCCTTAGAACAACTTTGCCTAAAACAATTGACGGATTGATTAAGGGCATTGATGAAACAAAATCAGAGTTAAATAAGCATGATGGAACTCACTTGGCTAGATATGAATTTGAAGGTGGTCAAGAAACTCTTAAAAAAATAAAAGAAAAAATTAAAGAAATTAATGATAAAAAAGAATCTTTAAAAAAAGAAAAGGTTGATGTTAAACAACTTAAGTATTTAGACGACCAAATAAAGGATTTAGAAAAATCTGAAAAAATAGTTCGTAAACTTAAAAACCTAGACGATGCAAAGGTAAGGGATTCTGAAAGGCTGCAAGACGTTAAGCGTGAGCAACAGTTCCGCAGAGTTGAGGGTATTAATGACGGAACATTAAAGGATCCTTTTGGTTTAGCAGATAATATATTTACTAACTCTTGGTTTTACAAAGCAATCCCAACGCCAATGAAGTCTATTTTGCAGGGAGATATTCCTTCTAGCATTAAAGAGAAAGTAACAACTTTGGCTGGTGATTCTGCAATGTTGCAAAACTTAAACAAGGTTGGATTTGCCACGCCTAAATCTGTGCATCAATATTCTTCAACACGAAACGGCGAGTGGCTTGAAGTATACATGGGTATGCTTAATAACTTTGCTCAACACACAAAGAAAGGTGTGACTACTGTTGTTGACATTAACATATCAAACTTTGATGGGTCATTTACTGCCTTTATGAAAGAGGTAAATAGAAAATATATAAACGGAGAAGAGGCATCAAGTGCAGCAGAAGCTGAGTCAATTAAACTATTAAGTAATTTCTACAAGAAATGGGAAAAGCGTCTTATTGAAACTGGCTTAATTGGCACAGAAAAAAGCTTAAGCGCAAAGATGATTAAGAAAGAAAAAGACTTAGAGTCTCTTAATAAAAAGATTAAAGAAGTTGAGTCTGGTTTTGATAAAGCAAAAGCTGGTGGAAGTGAAAGACAGTATGCTTATCTAAAGGCTTTACGAGAACGCGCTGAACAAATAGAACAAGAGTTGTCTGCTCTTGAGATTAGTCTTGCCAAGATGAAAGACGATAGAGACATTGGCCCACAGTTTCGTGAGGAAATGTTTCCGCGTTTCTGGAACAGAGATGCAATCAGATCAAATAGGCCACAGTTTGAAAAGATTCTTTTTGATTGGTACAAAAATAACCCAGACATTTACGAGCCAGTCAAAGGTAGAGTTAAAGCTGGTGAGCCAAGGTTTGTAAAAAGAACATTGCCAACAGATGACAAGTCTGTTCAAGGGCGTGTTGAATCTACAGTTGATGAGATACTTGGTGTATCTAAGACATTTGATAACGCCGCTGATGAAAATGCTTTTTTTGGTGCTGGTGTATCAAAGCACTTCCGTCATCGTAAGCTAGACATACCTAACAGACTTGTTCTTGATTTTATTCAAAACGATCCTCTTGCTGTAATGAGAGCCTACACCCAGCGTGTTGCTCCTCGTTATGAGTTTGCCAAGATGTATGGTGGCAAGAGCATTGATGATCTTCTACTTGAGATTGATGAAGATATGTTTGCTGCTGGCAAATCAATTAAACAAACAAACGCTGTTCGCAAGAACTTTTTGCATTTGTATGATCGTGTAGTTGGCAATGTGTTGCGTGATCCTACATCTTGGGATCAGCGTGTAGCTACTGTGTTGCGTGACTTTGCAACAATTACTTATCTTGGTTCTGCTGGATTTGCTACATTACCTGACTTTGCTAAGATTATGATGGAGCATGAGTTAAGAGATGTGTTTCGTTCATTGTATGGTGTTATGTCTGATGACAGACTCAAGATGACTACTAAAGAAGGTAAGCTTGCTGGGGAAGTTCATGAAACTGTTTCGGGTGAAAATCATTTAAGAATAATTGATGACATAACTAACAATCCATTCTCAGAAGGAACCTATAGTAAATATATGAACAAAGTAAAATGGGGTTTCTTCCAAGCAAACTTACTTGGCCCATTCACAAACATTATGAAAAAGATGGATGTTATTGTTCGCGGTCATTCTATTGTTCAGATGTCAATACGTCTATCTAAAGGGACAGCTTCTAAGTTTGAGATGGAGTATCTTGCTAGATACGGTATTGGAAAGAAAGAAGCTGATGGTTTCAATAAGCTTGTAGATGATGGCATTATTGAAAACACTAAGCCAGACAACTCTGGTCTTTGGTTGCCTAATACAGATAAGTGGCCTGATGAGTTTAATGCGCTGCGTATGGAGTTTCGCAGTTCAATGAACAGTGGGATTATGAACACAATCCTTCAAAGCACTCCGGCTGACAAACCAATCATTGCTGATGGTGTTGCTTATGTTCCCCATAGGATTGCAAAACAGTTTGGTTATGACGAAGATCCAAAGTTCCGTGGATACTCACGCATTGAGAATGGTTTGCTTGGCTTGCCATTCCAGTTCTACTCATACTCACTAGCTGCAATGAATAAGATTACTGCATCTTACGCAACAGGTGCTGCTAGAAACAGAGCAGTAGCTATGGCTACATCTATGGGCTTGGCTTACTTAGGCATGGAGATAAAGTATCCTGATTATGTAATGGACAATATGAGTATATCAGACAAGATTGCTAGATCATTTGATATGTCTGGTATGGCTGCTTTGTATTCGGATGCTATATACAGATCAATGGAAACTTCTATGGCTATGGGTGGGCCAGATATTTCTATGGGTTTAATATCCCCTAAGTTTCCACAAGAAAAAAGTTACATTGATGCGGCGACTAGCGTATTAGGTGCTGGGCCTAGTTGGGGTGCTGAGATAGGTACTGGTGTAAAAGAGTTAGTCACTGGCGAATACGGCGAAGGATCGAAAAGAATTATGCGAAACTTCCCACTAGCTAGACTATGGATATGGAAAGATTTAATGAATGAAGCATCGAACTCATTCACTGCAAGACGTTACTAATTGTGAGTTGAGCAATTTCAAGTTGGAAGGTAGGATTGCGCCATGACTATTAATATAGCTGACAACAACCCAAGAGTCTCATACTCACTGGCTGCTGGAGTAACGCAGACCAGCTTTGCTGTGCCTTTTGAGTTCTTTGATAATACAGATATACTTGTTTACATTGACTCTACGCTCAAGACTCTTAGTACAGACTACACTGTATCCGGCGGTAATGGATCTGTCGGAACAATTACTATGTCTGTTACTGGCCCAGCTACTGTTGCGCTTGTACGCGATATAACCATTGAGCGTTCTACTGACTTCCCTACTGCTGGCCCCTTCAGTGTAGAGTCTCTTAATGTAGAGCTTGATAAGCAGATTGCAATTGATGCTGATCTTGAGGATCAGATTGATCGTGCAGTAAGAAGTCCTATTGAAGAGTTTACAACTATGACTCTTCCTGATGCTACTACTCGCGCTGACAAGATCCTCAAGTTTGACACCTCTGGTAATGTGGCTGTAGAAAGCGCGTCAGCCCTTGCTGCTGGCGCAGTGGTGGGTGCTAACTTTGTCAATAATACATTCACCGGCAATGGCTCTCAGACAGCCTTCACGACCACTGTAGAGGCCGGATCAAAGAACAACGCCCAAGTCTACATTGATGGCGTTTACCAGCTAAAGTCTAGCTTCTCTGTGTCTGGCACAACCCTGACATTCACCGAGGCTCCACCGCTGAACTCGCAGATCGAGGTTATCATTGGCAAAGCCATTGATACGCTGGACGCTGACAGTGGCAACATCAATTACAACCAAGGCGGCACTGGCGCACAGACACGCACAGTCGAAAGCAAGCTAAAAGAATATACTAGCGCAGAAGATTTTGGCCCAGCGGCAGATGGCACAACTAATGATGCTACTGCTTTGCAAAATGCAATCAACGCTGTTAATGCTGCTGGTGGTGGTGTTCTTGATTTGCAAAACAAAACCTACCGTGTTGATACAAGCCTTACTATATATGGCAAAATGACAATCAAAAACGGTACACTTGATTTTAGCAATCAGGTGTCAACTGGCAGCGGTCAAACCCCAGCAGATAACTCTGTTGGTTTGTTCTTAGCTAGCGGCATTGCTACAAGTCAGGCAGACATCAATGCCACAGTAAATCGAGGCGACCATCAGATTACTGTTGTAAGCACAACCAACCTTGCGGCGAATGATGTAATTTATTTGCGTGATCCAAATGTGAACTTTGGTGATGGCGTTGATGAGACTGCGGCAAAGAAAAGCGAGTATGCTGTTATCCGCAGCATTGATAGCGCAACTCAATTTACTCTACAGGCTGCGGCTGAAGATACTTACACATCTTCAACTGGCGTTGTTGATGTAATGACACCAAATGAAAATGTGGTTATTGAAAATCTGCGCCTAATTGGTAATAACGATGGCACAAACAGGACTACAGCAATCAATCTACAGTCTACACGCAATGCTATTGTTAGGA